CCAGCAGCTAACTGAATATATTTAGTAGCTCTTAATGTAGGTGAAGTTGCAATAGTAGTGCCAGAAGAATATGGATTTTTAATAATAGTGATTTGTCTAAAATCATTATTCACTGTAATATCACCACCATCTGCACCATCAAGTTGAGTATTTAAACCAACAAAGAATGCGCCCAGTTCACCGACAGGATCTGTTCCGTGACCACCAGGAGTAGTAATGACTGCTCTTGCCGCGGCATCACCAGTACTAAATGTTATATCAGCAACTGTATAATCCGTACCCTTTGCAGTAACAGTGATAGAAGCAACAGTTTGAGTAGAACCAGTACCACTCATTACTGCTGTTGCAGTAGCACCAGTGCCGTCACCTGTAATAACAAGGGTAGGAGTGCCTGAGTAAACACCACCTGCAGTAACTTCAATTCGCTCTATACCTGCAGCGACTGCAGAACTTCTTGAATTTTTCTGTGACTGTTGCTGAGGATAATTAACATCGGTATCTGCAAGGTCAGGGGATTCTGCCAAAGTCTTAACTGGCATATAAGAGTTAGTTAAAAACTTCTCTGAATCAATTGTAGTTGTGGTATACAAATATTTCCATGTATAACCATCACCACCTGTAGCAGGGAGAGTTCCAGTATGTACTGGCTGAATGCTTGTCCCTGCATTACCTGCTTTCAAACATTTATAGACCTTAAATTCATTAGTGATCATATAGAATGCTTTGTCGTATATATCAGAATCATCTGAATCCCAAGCAACGAAAACCTTGCCGTCTGCATAGTCATGTCGGTTTACAACATGAGAAACATCAGATGCAGTAATAAGCTTCAAAGCAATAAGCTGTTGATACGCTTCATTAATGTCATCTCTATGATCGCCTGGTACGAAAGGAGTGGTATCAGTTAAGTCACTAGTTGTGTTTGACCAGGCATCAGATTTACCAATACCCAGATACACACTCGTGTTTGAGTCTGCTACATCTTCTTTGAAATTCTCTGCATTGAGAACTCTGAAAGGTGTTGTAATAATTGCTGCCATTTTTAATTATCCTATATGTGCTTTCTTTTAATTTAAGTCTATAAAAGAATTTGTGTTATATCTATTTATACTATCTATATTGTTTGATTGAATTGTTTGATCTGCAAAAGTATCAATACTTTGATTCAAATTAAACTTCTTAGCGCTGTCGTAATAGTTAGTACCCTTTCTTTTAAAATAGTCATTATCATCTATTGTTTTTGTGCCATCCAATAAATGGTTTAACATTATTTTTAAATATACGCCTGTCGCCTTTGCTCTCTTCTCTGTAATCATTGAGGAAGATAATCGAGCAATCGGATCAACTACGTATCCATTACCTCTATTGGTAATATTTATACCGCTTAATTGTGTTGGTATTAGCAGGCATGTTGTAGTAGCACCGGTGCCGCCACCACCCGAAACTTGAGCTTGAGGGACACTAGTATATCCAGAACCTTTATTAATAATATAGATTCCATCAACTTCACCCACATCATTAATAGTTGCTCTAGCTGTTGCTCTATCCGTACCACTATTTGGCATTGAAATCGTAATGATAGGTTCAGAAGTATAATTAGCTCCACTATTTAAGGGTCTTACTAATTCAACACCTACTGGTTGTAAACTAAATTCTGCAGTAGCTTGAACATTGGTCGTAAGTAAAATACCATCTTGATCAACTGCAGTAGGAGCAGATAGATGTATAATAGGTGCTGTTCTATATACATTATTGCTAAGTGTTGCATATTTAATATCAGATAATGTGCCATTACCAAAGACTGGAGCTGCAACAGAAACAGAAGCTTCGGTGTAACCAGAACCACCTGCTGTTACAGTGACTGTTTCTATTTCGCCTACGTTATTTAAGGTGCACGTCGCTGTAGCATTAGTACCTGTTCCTGAGATACTAATCACTGGGGGTGAAGTATAACCATGACCTGTTCTAACAATCTCCAAATCAGTTACCGCACCACCTGATACTGTGGCGGACATAATAGCATTTCTACAAATTCTAGCAATAGGAGTAGGACCAAATGTTGATATAAACATCTCCACTAGTAGTGGTAAATCTTCTGCACCAATAACACCAGGCTGAATTCCGGGCATAGATGAAAGTGTAAACCTATTGTCCCTGCCGTATACATTAATTAACTGAGTAATTAAATTTCCAGTCTCTGCACTCTTGACTTGTATATTAATACCCTTTTCGACTTTACCATCTCCGAGTGCATCTCTTACCATATTGATAAGAATGAGAATCTCGCCGAAGAAAATAAATCCAGCTGGGTGAACCAATCTATTAAAAGTGTAATCCCAGTCTGATAAATTCTTACCAGTTTTAATCAAGTATGAATATTTTTGGTATCTGTAACTATCGTGGATTCTAATTTTCTTTTCGGAGATAAACCCCTTTAGTGATACAAACTGATTAATATCAGGAGACCAGTCTCCAGAAGATGGTATTAATGTATTATCATAAGGTCGCTCTAATTCAACACTTTCATTAAATAGTAACCTAAAGAACGTTGCAATGGAATCTGCAGAACCTCTGATTTTATAGAAATCAACGATGCGTTTATATAGTGTATTTTTATTAACTAATAGACCTTCAGGAATAGCAGATGCAATTTCTTTTTGCATCATTTCTAAATAATCATGTGAATCATCATTTGCAGTACTGCTATTCTTGTCAATGTCCATGAAGTCTTCAATGGCATTTAAGATATAAGAAGGCCCAGGTCCGACCCAATGCTTTACAGGAGTAGACAGCGTTGCTGTTTCTCCGTTATATGCAGCTAATCCTGAAACAGTTAATGTCTTACCAACTTCGGAAGTAGAATTCTTTAATGAACCCGGCAGTTCGTTGCCATTGGAAATAGAAACATTAAACGTATTCAAGTCAACTGTCGTTGAATTGCCGTCTTGTCCTACTATGCGTATTGTAGAACTATTACCCTGTTCATCAGTAAAGAACATATTGTTTTCGTTGTCTGGGTCATTAATCCGAAACCGTGCAACTCCATCTAATATTAAATCATTAAATGATTCTGTCTGATCATATATGAATTCATTCATGTTCATGAACTCATAATATTTTTCTAAGAGCAGCTTGATACCTGTGTCACCAGTCGCATCTAAGATCTCACTAGGAATGATTTGACTTATTCTCAAATCTTCTTTGGTCTTTCTTTTACTCGAACCTACGCTTTCAATGTAGCCCGGTGAATTAATCTCAGCCATATTATCTTAACCTTGAGCTTGTTGTATAGTCAATAGAACCTGATGCACCAGCAGTTGAGATTGTATCAACCTCAGCAGATATGGAAACATATGTTTGATCAATGTTTAATAGCTGATCACGTTTCGGCGCAATGTCTAAGCTATTCGGTATTACATTAATTTTAATAGTGGTTGGTGTGTCTACAGTAAAGGAGTGAATTACTACTGAACCCTTTGCGATATCCATTTCACCTGCATTATTAATTACTGTGACGTTGACACCATTAACCTTTTTATATACTATAACTGTTCTTCTGCCAGATCCTGTTTGTACTTTATCTCCGAAGTAATGATCAACTCCTCCTATCTTAAACGCAGTTGAATTTAATATGAACTCTTTCTCCGATCCAGACTCAAAGAACCCTGATGCGAATTTTAGAATAAAGTTGTTTAATGAGCGCGTTGTAGTCGCCGCAATATTTTGAAACATATAAGGTCGGATTGTAGAGTTTAATATTGATCTGTCTGAATTATCAATTGCCTTAAGTATCTGGGAATATCTGAACACACCATCAAACTTATTAAGGTTATTAAAGTTATAGTCAGAGATAGTATCCCTTACAACGCCCTGCAATTCAACATTAGTTCTATCTGTCAAGTTAGGATTATATTTAAAGAATACATCTAGTTCCAAATTAGTGAAGTTAGGATCTACAATCTCTGGTGTAATAGAAACAATGTTTTTACCCTTTAAAACTGAATCTTTAATAGTTAGCTTTTCACTAGGAGTAAGGGTAGCTGCAGTCAACGGCTTTATTGCGATATAGACTTTACCGAAATCCACCGGGTCATTATCTTCTCCGCCCCAAGTAGAAATTGATGATACATTAGCGAATGACTTAATAATGATTGCTCTGTAATCATCTGATGTTACAGCTCTGTTTTGTGCTGTAAACGTAAGTGGTGCATTAAACCTAATTGATTCCATTGACTCTCTATCTGAACCACCTGCAGCAGCAACAGTAGTTGTAACTGTATATGAAGCATCTGTTAAACCACCTAGCGTAGATGATAACTGAAAAATAGATGCACCGTTACTTTCCGTGCCGTGGGTATATATGTAATCAAGAGTCACGATGTTATTATTCACTGGCTTCTTGCCGATAATACTATCACCAAAGTACACTTCATATTTGCCGTTTGTATTCTCTTGCAAATAGTGAATCTGAGATGCAGCATCCACATTCAGTAGTGATTCAAACCTGCTATAAATGTCATACGTCTGTGCCTGTTCATTCTCTTGTACTCGAACTCTCAGAGTAGATGTATCTGCATCAGAGTCTGTGATCTGAAATTTCTGACTTTCAATATCGTTATCAACTCTGTATAATAGAGATTTATAAGTACCTTCGGCAATCACTACGTCTTCAAAGACAAACTCTTGTGTTGCAGATCCAGTCACTGTCATTGAATTGACTACCACAAACTGATATGTTTCCCCTTGCACGGTACTAGTTAATTTTGTACCTCTTGGTAGAGTAAGTGTTGTGGGGAAAGATGAACCACCACTATTATCCACAACAATTTTAATAGTAGACCTAGGAGCAAGTACAGATCTTGGAACATATCCAAGCATCTTAGCTCTTGTTACCACATTACCTCTAATTTGTGCAGAGTCAAGGAAAGCCTCATTAAGTGAATAATGGGCAGCGACAGCATTGTAGTGAGTATTATATGCAAGAACATCTAATAGTGTAGATAGACCACTACCCTCAAAGTTATAATCATTAAACTCTGTTTGCTGCTTTAAGAAATTCTTAAGGTTATCCTTAATCTGATCGAAATCGAGTTCTGTTACGTTTAAATTCGTTGCCATAATTCTACCTTAACCTACGTAGTACAATTTCAACTTCTGCTGTAGAGTCTAATTGCTTAATTAAAAATTTTACTGTTATTCTATAAGCGTTCAGATCTGCTAAATCTGTCACTTCAACAAACACCGGTCTTACCCTCGGTTCATCTTTTAATACTCTTCTAATATTATCCTCTAATGCAAGTTCTGTTATAGCATCAGCAGGTTCAAATAATAGACCTCTTAAATTCGCCCCGGTCTGGGCCTGAAAAGGTCGTTCATGAAAATTAGTTAATATCAAATTTCTTATAGAGTTTTTTACAGCTTGGTCATCCCGTAATGGGATTATATCTTTTCTGATTTTGTGAAGTGTTAACTTTAAGTCTAAATCAGAGTAGCCCTTTGTTCTAGCAACTGTAGATGCTTTTGATACCTTTCCTGAAACACTTCTATCAGATAGAATTGCTGAGGAATGGATTATGTCGCCGTTATTTATATTAGCCATAGTTATATTTATACCTCTTCTCTAGTGGTTTAATCTGGTTTCTTTGTTTTGCCAGCAGAAGAACCACCCGAAATTGTATGAGTATGAGTTGCAAGTGTTGCTCCACTATCAGTGATAGTACCAGATGCAACGATAGTTGAGTTGTTGGTTTGAGCAGCAGCAACTGACAATGTGCTTTGTAGCGTAGTAGCGTCCGATACAGTCAACGTCCCTGTGATAGTAGTGTTACCGTCAATGTTAATTACATCGTTTACAGCATCAATTAAAACCGTTCCGTCTTCTGCAATGTTAATTATAGTACCACTCTTATGTGTTATCTGTATGTCGTCTACGCTCATGCGTATGCTGTGTGCATCCTTGTGTGTTATCTGAATTCTTTCTTCGCCTGGCTCATTATCATATTCTACTTTATGTCCACTTTCTGTTACATGAACCTTATTGTTAGGATAATGATCATCGCACTCAATCGGCAAGTCAGTTATACCATCAGTCTTCGATGCAAATGTTCCCATTATAATAGGATCTTGTGCCGACGGGCCATCTCTAAAGAACCCTATAACCCATGAACCCAATACTAATTCATGATTACCACCAACACCTTTACGAGACGCAGATGTACTTGGCATCATCACAGTCGCCCATGGCAGAAATTTAGCCTCTATTGTATCATCATAATATCCAAATGGTAACACCTTTACTCTGTTCATCTTTAAGGGATCGAGCACATCTTTAATTTCACCCATGAACCAACTAAATTGGCCACCTACGAACATATCATTTTGTAGCATCTAAATCAACCTCACTAGAATCTTTTTGAATTGTTAAATGTTGATAGAATCCCTTATCAAAAGTATGTTCTATCGCTGTGACAAGATACACACCTGATTGCAGTTTATCAACTCCGGAACCTTCAGTTTCTTCTTGGGCTCTACGGATTTCTATTTTTACTTTTTTGCCGACTGCCATATCAAAGTCACCTGCTATCTGAATACGATGTTTCTGATAATTAAGATTCTCTAGGTATGCCATTGCCTTTGGCAAAGAAGCAGGAGAAGGTGACATATAATTTTGGCCATCATTGAATGCCATAGAGTTTAATGGAATAAAGTAGCTCTTTGCTCCGGTATATTCAGAGAGTGAATCATCTTCAATCCTAGCCCTCTCAGATACACTAAATGGTATATGTCTATTCAACTTCAATTCACTGCCGCTATATTTGTATGAGGTCTTTTGATATTTCTTTTCTGCAATATCAATCGTGTGCAATGAAGAAGCATATGCACCATTATAAGCAGAAAGAAACTTACCTTGATGATAATCTGAAGATATATCACGGATGTTTTTTCTTTCGTATTCATAGCCCTCTGGCGTTTCTAATGCAACATCAGTATCAATAAAAGGAGCATATACATAAGTATCATAGACATCTTCGTTTAAACAATGTTTATACGACTTGCAGTGCATCTTGCCTGAATCTGCTAGAGTTTGATAATAAAAGAATGGAGTACTATCATCAAATGACTGCCTCAATAGCCATTCAATTCCTTGCAATGGTCTTACGTTAGGAAATACGCCGGAGATAATATTTTTAGCACCAGTAGATGTATCAACTTTTAAATTTAATATGCTCTTGCTGATATATTTTATCACTTCAATTGGCGTACCACTGAATGGAGTCTTTAAGAGTTTTAAATTATTAATATACATATGTTCTGAAACACATCTCAAGTTAAATGTTGACATGCCGGGCTTTAAACGTTTGTAGTTGAATATCTCTGCAATGCGCACGGTGATAGTAAAGCCCTTTTTCTGTTTACTTGGCTCCTTTCTATTTACTACTATTGCTATTTGCTCGTTACCGGATAGCTTCAGTTTCTCCATTAGATTAGAAGTATCACCAATCGCTAATAAAACTTCGATACCAGGGGACTCGAGGTTTTCATTAACACTAAAATATGCAACCATTGATGTAATGTCATAAAGGTATGGCTGGTTACTTTTGTTCTTTACATTATTTGCTTGTAAGTACACACCCTGAACTTGAAAAGTAGTAGGGGTAGAAGCAACGCCGTCTGGCCCTACTCTGTTCTGGGATACACTACTCATTTAATAGGCTCTCGTAAGTTTCAATAAATCTACCAATTAAGTTGGGATGTATTACTCTAATTTTAGAACGAGTTTCATTCAACTCATTTACATATTGTCTGTTTGATACATACTTTAAAGAAGCTTCTGGAGTAGCAACACTCTGATTAATAAACGTCATGTTGGTGTACTCTCTTTCGACACCTTCATAGTCTTCAATAAAATAGTGATGAGGCGCATCAGCATATTTGTATACATCATACGTCTGAACAGAATCATCAGTAGTAACACCTTTAACAAACTCATAGTTGTTATTATTGGCACCACCATCGCCAGAAAATCCTTGACTAGTGTCCATGTCCTGAACTACTAGTTGATTCATATCAAGATTTTTCTTAGTAAGTGTACCTCGTGCTCCAGATATAGTACCGACAATATCTTCACCTAATTGAAATTTTCCTGCGATTGAATCAGTGAATATAGGATTGCCATCACCATCAGGTGTAATATGTGGATTAGTTGTGACTGCAAAACCATTATATTCTCTTTTAATATATTCAAATATTTGTTCTTGACTTAAAGGCCAGACTTTATAACCGTCGTGTAGAAACTCATTAATGACAAAGAAGGTCCAATAAAAGTCAGGAGTGCCGTATAATCTTTGTGATACAGTATCGGGTCTCTCGCCATTTTTTATTTCATAGAACGTGTACATAGATGGATCATCTACATAATTCTGCAATGGCCTTACACTTCGGAAGATGTTAACCATCTTCATCACTGAGCCATTCTTCTTTAAATCATAATCTATTAGTGGAAATTGTTTGAAAAAGCTCATATTTACGCCCCGGTTTTTGCAGCAGGATAATCAAATTTCTGTTGTACCTTGCTTGGTGGTCTTTCTTGGCCACCCTCTGCTGGCACATGATATAAGTCATCTCGTGTAAGTTGTCTTTGTTCCTGAAAGGATAGGTTAATTGTTAAGTCTGTTGGTGAACCATCTTTATGGAACATGTTTGCATTATTGTTATATGATGTTGCCATACCTGTTAAATAAGAATCAAACATAAACGGCATGAACTCATTTACTTTCTTGCCCTTCATAAATTTGATACGGAACAAAGGTGGATATTTAAGTGCAAAC